AAGCCCGAGGACCGGAAGGCCATCGAAGACTCGCTCAAGGGCAAGTCGGGCCTCGTCAGCACCGGCGAGGTGCGGATCTTCGACCGCGGTCTCAAGGTCATGCAGAACGCGATGAGCATGAAGGACGCCCAGCTCAACGAGCAGGAGCGCCTCATGCTGCAGAAGGTCTGCTCGATCTTCCGCATGCCGCTCGCGATGGTGCAGGACCTGACGCACGGCACCTACACCAACTCCGAGCAGCAGGATCTGTGGCTCGCCAAGCACACCATGGCGCCGATCTGCGTCGACACCGAGCGCGTCGTGCGGATGCGGCTCTTCGCCGGCGAGCCGCAGACGCGAGCCAAGTTCAACCTCGACGGCCTCCTGCGCGGCGACTACAAGACGCGCACCGAGGGCGACTCGGCCCTGGTCCGCTCCGGCATCATCAACCGCAACGAAGCGCGCGGCCACTACGACTACAACCCGGAGCCGGGCCTCGACAAGTACCTCGCTGAGCTGAACCTCGGGGTCGTCTCCGAGGACGGCACCATCACGGGCCCCGACACGGGCTCACCGTCGGCGGTTGCCGACGTCATGGCGCCGGTGCTGCGCGATGCCGTCGCGTGGATCAGGCGACGCGACCAGCACGACCGCGAGCACGGCCGCGAGTTGGAGGCCACTGAGGCCGCCGCGCGGGAGAAGCTCGCGCCCATCGTCGAGGCGTTCGTCTCCGCCGGCGAGCCCTTCGACACACACGCCTTCATCGCCGCCGCCCTCGCGCGTGAGCCGGCTTCTACCCTCAGCTCGGACGAAGGGAGTGCGACGTGAAGCAGTGGTACGAGATCAGGGCGGCCGCGCAAGAGAAGCGGGCCGAGATCTGGGTGTACGAGGAGATCGGCGAGAACTTCTGGGGCGAGGGCCTGACGGCAAAGCAGTTCGTCAAGGATCTCGCGGCCCTCGACGTCGACGCCATCGACCTGCACGTCAACTCGCCCGGCGGCAACGTCTGGGACGGTACCGCCATCCACAACGCACTCGTCCAGCATCCGGCCGCCGTGACGACCTACATCGACGGCCTCGCCGCCTCGATCGCCACCGTCGTGGCGCTCGCCGGCGAGCGCGTCATCATGGCCGCCAACGGGCTCTTCATCATCCACAAGGCGTTCGGTCTCGCCATCGGCAACGCCGAGGAGATGCGCGATTTCGCCGGCGAGCTCGACGACGTCGACTCGACCATCGCCTCCGTGTACGCGGCCAAGACCGGCATGACCGAAGACGAGGCGCTGGAGCTTATGAGCCCGGAGCTTCGCATGAAGGCCGACGCCGCCCTCGAGCGCGGCTTCGTCGACGAGGTCGCGCCACAGATGGCCATGGCGGCGAGCGTCGGCGAACGCTTCGACCTCTGGCGGGCGAGCAACACGGCCACGCTGCAGCACGTGTGGAAGTCGCTCGACAAGACGCCCCAAAACACCACGGACGGCCCCGCAGAGGAGCCGACCGTCGCACCGGCCGCAGAGGTCACCGCGCAGGACCGGGACAGGGTGNTGNTCCCCGGAGTCGGCTTCAAGCAGTTCAACCAAAGGAAGGCNCCGNGATGNTNNACTACAAGNACATCGAGGGTCGCGCCAAGGNCATCGAGGGAGAGATCACCGCCCTCGCTGAGAAGGCCGACCCGACCGACGCCGANCGCGACCGCATCATGTCGCTCACCGGCGAGATGCACGCCCTCGAGGACGTCGCCGCGCAGGTGCGGGACGCCGAGATCGAGGAGCTGCGCACGCAGGTGGCGGCCGGCCAGGCCGCGCCGGTCGGCGGCCAGACGGCCGAAGACCTCGTGCGCAAGGGCTACATGGACTTCATCCGCACCGGCCAGATCATGGACGCCTCGCTGTCGACCACGGACGCGAACGGTGGCTACATCGTTCCCGAGCCGGTGCATGCCGAGCTGATCGAGAAGGTGCGGCTCGCCGACCCGGTCTTCGGCAACGCGACGCTCTTCAACATGACTGGCGACACCGTCATGACGCTGCCCTACAAGAGCGCCCACGGCGTCATCGCGAACGCGACGGAGACGGGCGCGAGGTCCGAGCAGAACGCGCCGACGTTCACCGCGCCGACGCTCACCTGCTACGACTACTACACCGACCAGCGCGCGACGCAGCAGGTGCTCGACAGCGTGACCGGCATCGAGGACATGCTGCTCGGCTGGATCTACGAGGACGTGCAGGAGCAGGCCGGCAAGGACGCGGTCAACGGCGACGGCTCGACCAAGATCAAGGGCCTCTTCACCGAGACGAGCAAGTACACGACCAAGCTCTCGGGCTCGGCCGGTGCGCTCGTCAACACCAACTTCCTGACGGTCTACTTCTCCCTCCCGGTGAAGTACCGCAAGAACGCGAACTGGATGATGAGCGGTGCGACCCTCGCGGTCGTCGCCGCGTTCGCGCATCCGGCCAGCACCGCGACCGTGCCGCTGGCGACGCAGAACGCCGCCGGCGACTGGACGATCCTCGGCAAGACCGTGCTGGAGAGCGACTCGGCCCCCGCCATCGGGGCCGCGAACTACCCGGTCGCGCTCGCCGACATCAAGGCGGCCTACGCGGTCGGCATCCACCGGAACACCTCAGTGCTCAGAGACCCGTACACGGCCACGCCGTACGTGAGGTTCTACGGCCTGGCACGCATGGGCGGCTGCGCTTGGGACTACCAAGCAGCCATACTTCTTAAGAGCAACAACAGTTAGCCCTAGAAGTCCCAAGGGCTACGAGTCCCAACACAAGAGGCCCGGCGGAGGCTACTCCGCCGGGCCTCTGCTTATCCCGCGTGAGCGCTGTTGCATGGTAATCCCATGGACCGCAGACAGGAGTGGACACCGGCGGAGATAGAGACGTTGCGCGCGACTGCGCGTCTCGGCGCCGACGGCGTCGCCTTAGCACTCGGACACCGAACTCCTCACGCCGTGCGGCAATACGCCTCCCGACAGGGCATCGTGCTCGGCACCGGCGCGCGGCCACGCTGGAGCGCGAGCGACGACGAGTTGCTGCGCCACATGGCTTCGACGTGTCGTCCCGAGGACTGCGCTCGGGCGCTCGGGCGCACGGTCAGTGCTGTGTGGCAGCGCGCCGAGGCGCACGGCTTCCGGTTCCATGGTCAGCGTGGATGGCACGGAGCCTCGGGCTCTCCTGAGTGCGCGATGTGGTACTCAGCCAAGAAACGGGCGAAGCGGCGTGACGTTCCGTTCAGCATCACGCCTCTCGACATCGCGATTCCGGCGCGCTGTCCCGTCCTCGGCGTGAAGCTCGCCATCGGGCATGGCGCCGACGGCAAGGGACCAAGCTCCTGTAGTCCGACGCTGGACTGTATCGACCCGTCGCTCGGCTACGTCCCGGGCAACATCGCCGTGATCTCGTGGCGGGCCAACAGACTGAAGTCCGACGCCACCCTCGCAGAGCTGAGGCGGTTGGCGGATTGGGTGGAAGAGCGACTGACCCTCCCGCGTGAGGCCGTTCCTACACTCGATCCGCAACAGCCCATTACTCGAGACGAGGATAGGTGACCATGGGCATCCCCAAGTCCATCACAGAACTCCAGATCAAGAGCGCGCTCGACTACGCCTCGGCGTCCGCCGACCGCAACGGCGCGACGCTCGACATGTTCGGCTTCCGCGGCGTGCTGATGTGCGTGAAGTTCGCCGCGATCGCGACCGGAGCGGTCACCAAGATCAAGGCTCAGCAGGGCGCCGACTCCGGGCTCTCCGACGCCGCTGACATCGCCGGTACCGGCATCACGGTCGCCGACGACGACGACAACCAGACCTTCATCATCGACCTCTACGAGCCGGTCGAGCGGTACGTGCGCGTCGTGGTCGACAAGGACGGCGTCAACGCGACCGCCGAGATGGCTTGGTACATCCAGTACGGCGCGACCGCGCGGCCGACCACGCCGACCATCGCCGACGCCGTGACGTACGAGCGTCACATGAGCCCGGCCGAAGGCACGGCCTGACGCCATGCGCATCGTCTGGACTCAGCCCTACGGCATCCAGGTCGGGAACTCCCCCGAGGAGATCATCGACTACCGCGGCGTCGAGGGCGACGTGGGCGAAGTCCCCGACGACATCGGCGAGCTGCTCATCTCCGCTGGTGCCGCGAAGCGAGACGACGGAGGCGGGCAAGAGCCGAAGCGTCCGGCGGCAAGGCGTCAGCGGAAGACCTGACCAGTGGACCGCCTCCGCCAGAAGACCGCCGGCACCTACGCCCTCTCGGTCACGGCGACCGATGAGGACGGGGTGCTCGTCACGCCCGCCGCGCCGGTCACGCTCGCCATCACGGACGGCGCCGGCACGGCCATCGATACCTACACCGGCACCGCCGCCTACGGCTCGATCACGGCGGCGGTGCCGGTCGCCGACCTGGCCGAGCTCGACCTCTACACCTGCGTCTGGACCGACGACGACGGCGCCGAGTGGACGTCCTACGTCGAGCTCTGCGGCGGCTACCTCGTGGAGCTCGCAGACGTGCGCGACCTCGACGCGCTCTACCAGAACGAATCCAAGTTCCCGGCCTCCCGCCTGCGCGCCGCCCGCACCGCGGCCGAGGTCCGTTTCGAAGCGGCGGCCGGCGTCGCCATGGTGCCCCGCGCCGCCCGCGTCAGCCTGATCGGTGACGGCGGATACCGCATCGTCGTGCCCAACGTGGCCGTCCGCACCGTACGCAGCATCACGGT